TACCGGGTCAAACCCTTGGACCATGAAGGCATCACGCAATTCAATAACTTCTTGAGTGATTGATTCGTTGTACTCCGAGGAGTTCTGATCGAACACTGGAAAATTCGCTTCGAGGTCATTAGCCGCTTGCTGCAAAGCAGTTGCTTGGGCATTTTGTGATACTTTCTGCGTCATCTCTTGCCGCATTTCGTAAGCAAGCTGCTCGCGTTCTGCCTTTCTTATCTCTTGCCGTAAAGAAGCAGCCTTTGCAGCTTCTCCGTCTAACAAAAAGTTCTGATACTCCAGCTCTCTGGATTCGAAGTCATAGGCTTCCGGGGCATCTTCAGCAGGAGTTTGCTGCGCCTTCATGTCGTCTAGCTGCTTCTGTAGAGCCTTCTGCTTGGCAAGAACCTCATCAAGCCTACTCTTCGGAACCATCGGCTTTTTCGGAGCTTCTTCCTCTACGACTTCTTCCTCTACGGCTTCTTCGGCAACAGTCTCTGTTTGATCCTCTGCTTCAACAGCATCCTCTTCGCTTGTTCCCTCGGAGTCGGGTTCGGGATCGGATTCGGCTTCGGGTTCTTCTTCCACAGCGGTGTTTTCGGTCTCCTCGGCCACATCTTCTTCGACCTCTTCTTCAATTGGGTTGCCATCAGCATCCAGCCCAAAATTTAGATCCAAAGTTTCGCCTTCTTCTATCGGCTCGGCTCCGGGCATCGTGTCGTACATGATCTTTGTGTCTTCTTGCTCTTCAGCCATCTGTGGCCTCCTATTGGGGTTGAGGTGTTCTTGCGGTCTGCATAGCAGTCGTCGCAATACGTGCCGCAGCTTGTGTCTGCTGCTGCTCTGACCTCACCTGATTTGTCATTGAAGACAATTCACGGCGAAGTTCGAGTTCTTCCATCTTCATCTGCAACTTGGCCTGTAGCTCCTGCATCCGCATTTCAGGACCAACTTCGGAAACATCCTGTACCTTGGCGATGTTGACCGCTGCTTCAGACTGGATCTTCTTAACTTCAGCTTCCAACTTGGCAATCTCAAGCTGCAACTGCTGCATAGCCATCTGCTGCTGCATTGCGCCAATTTCCTGCTGCTCTGGGCTTTGCTCTACGCCAGTTATCATGCGGATACGCTTGGCTAGCTCGCCCTTACGTGCTAAGTGGCTGTATTCAATAATTGCGTCATCCGGTATTGCCACGCCTACCTGACGTAAATTTAGGGCCTCAGCAAATTGAACTTCATCGAAGCTGTCTCTAGCAGGTGCGGTAGATACAACAACGTCATATTCGCCAAGAGTTAGGTCATTGATGATCTGACCTTCTGGTGTCATTTCGTTAATGACCATCTGTTCCCGAGGCTTCATCGGATCACTTTCATTTGTCACCTGAATAACCCGCTGCTCGGTATAAAAAGTTTGTAGAAGGTTTAGGATTTTTTCCGCTAGGTATTGGCGCGTCTTTCTCAGGTTATCCAAAGGAACCTGAATCATGATCGCCCCACGGTTCTGCTTCGCTTGGATAGCTATACCGCTAACCTCTGACGAATCAGTGCCGAGCATCGAATCGTTAATGCCTGAGATGGCTTTAATGTTAAGCGCAGCTTTTTGGCTAATGCGGTCTAAGCCAGTGGGTATCTGATTAGGCTGGATCTTCAGGGGCGGGTTCGTACCCCGAGCATATTCAACTACTAGGCCAGTCTCGGCACCGTGCTCCTCCAGATCGTCTACAGTCATACCAACCAATGAGCCACTTTCAACCATCCAGCCGCTGTTGGCTGTGGTGTTAACAATGTGTAGCTCTTGACTTGCAATCTTGTTGAGCTGCTCTTGGGGACTCAGGAGGTTACGTACCATCCCAAACGGACGGCCTCGTCTGAAGTAAGCGAAGTAAGGAACTACTGTAAAATCGTTATAGGGCGACCAGTCATCAAACAAAACAACTTTGTCGCAAGTGACAGTCCAGCGTACTTTACGCTTGGTTTTGGTGATAATGCTTAGGCCATACTCTTTAGCGAACTTCTTCGCTTTTCTATCGCCCCAAGCCTCGGGTACTTCTCGCTGATCACCTGTATTTGGATCAACGAAACAATCAACTCGTGTTATCCGCTTGTGTTGCCGTTCGATGACTCGCAGTGCTTTGACGTTTCTATATTCGTCATCCCCCGGTATACCTGCACCAAGATAATCATCTGTAGAATCAACATCGCCAAAACGAGTTTCTTCATATTCGATACTGTCTCGGCCAAAAGAATTTCCATTCTCTGCAATAAACTGGAGACGGTCAGCCGGTTTTTTACCATAGAGTTCTTCAATTTCATCAAGCGTCATCCACTTAGTTTCAAAGACCTCGTTCCAAGACTTAGGGTCAGAATCTTTTGCATCTGGGTCGGGCAGGATGTCGAGAGGGTCTTTTGCCGTGATTCGGATTTCACCTTCGACATGATCAGAGAAATCCATCCGCACATCGAAGTAACCACGGCCATCCATGATGAGACCATCTGCAAACACCTGCTGCTCGACCCAATCTAGTTTGTTGTTGTCGGCAATCTGCATGTACAACTTATTCAGCGTATGCGCGACTTCTGCATCACCTCCTCGTCTTGGTTTGAATTGAATATCCGCTCGTCGGGTACTTTGCTCTCCTAACACCGTGTTTACCGTGGGCAAAATAGTGTTAATCGTCAGTGCTGGACGGCCTTCAGCGTCTAAGGCTGCAATGTCAGCCTCGTCCCACTGCTCGCCTCTATAGTAACTGTCACACTTCTTAGCCATTTCAATGTAGTCAAGATGACCATTGTCCCTAGCCCGTATATAACGGTCCCATTGATTGCTGGCTGTAACTGATTCGTCGTCGTATTTACTCATAGTTAGGCGCTCATGGCTGACTTGTTACGCGGCGTTTTAAACAGATAATCGATCCTGTCTCGCCAACTGGGTTCTTTGACTATTGGTGATTGGTAGGTCGCAAATTCAGTCATCATCAGACCTAACCAAGCAAGGGCATCGACCTGATCATCGTGAGTGCCATTGGGGAAACGGAGTAGTTCCGCTACTAATGGACCCGTCCAAACCTGATTCTTAGGGAGGAAAACCATCCCCTGCTGCATACGTCCTTGGATGGCCCTAGCCCGTGCTTCCTTATCCCTACGCCCCGTCTTGAGGTCTTTAAAATAGGCTTCATATAGGCCGCGCTCTCGGACACGTTTCTCCAAGAAAGGACCAAGAGCCATCTCGATGTGGCCCTTCTCAATACCAATAATTGACGGCTTCCAGACCTCGTATAAATCGAGTATCTGTTCTACTAACTCAAAGCCATCAAACCGCCCTCGGACAACATCGACAACATACAACCGATCAAAAGAATCGACTCCAATAACCATACCGACTGAGTAGTCATTCCTGTCTTTCTTACCGATCGCCAAATCCCACGCGGCGTAAAATCGCATTTCATCTAAATCTATGTCGACCTCTTCAAAATACTGAATCATGTCCCGTGTGAAGTAATCACCGTCATCTGACACGGGGTTTTGCTGATATAACGCAGACCAATCTCTAGGGCCTACGGCTTTTCGTATACGGTCTAGGGACTCTTCGTCATACCTCTGAGGATGTAGCGCCTCACCGTATTTTCTAAACTCTTCTTCCTCTTCAGCGAGTGCTGGATATCGAACAACCTCCCACTCATCACCTCCTTCAGCCGTTGCTTTGAGCAATCGTCCTGCAAGATCATCGTCGTGCCACCTAGTAAGAATGACCAACACACCACCACCGGGAGCCAGTCGCGTATAAGCTGTCGATGTGTACCAGTCCCAGTTCGCGTCTCTGTTGTTTTGGCTTTCGGCATCTTCTCTGTTCTTTACGGGATCATCGATTACTAAAACGTGCGCCCCTTTACCCGTGATACCACCGCCTACGCCAGCTGCTACAAATCCGCCACCGCCTGTTGTTAACCACGCTTCCGCACTTTGTGACTCAGGGTCGAGGCGAGTTTTAAAAGCTGTTTTATAAGAAGGTTCGCGTAAGAGACCACGGACTTTCCGAGAGAAACCCATAGCGAGCGATCCAGAATATGAACAAGAGATGAACTCGTGAGAGGGGTTGCGCCCCAAGTGCCACGCTGGGTAAGCAATGCTCGCAAGAGTCGATTTCCCATGTCTAGGAGGTAGAAAAAGCATAAGTCGAGGGGACTTCTTCTCCACCACCATCCGCGAAAACTTCTCCAAGCGTTGGCACACATCCTTATGCACCCATCCCGCTTGATAATCTGGATTAAATCTTTCGACAAAGGGTAATAACCTCTTTCGCGTTAAAAATCGAAGCGCTAACTCTGCGCGAGCCTTGTCTTCGACTGATTCTTCTTCTACTTCTATTACTGGTTCTACCGTTGCGGGGGCAACTATCCTTTCAGCGTCGTCAGCTTTGCAATAAACACACAATCGGTCTTTGCCACTGAACAGAGTTTCAGAGTGCAAGCGTTTGCACCTGATACAAAGTATCTGCTGTGGCTGTAAATCAGTCATTAGCAGCCGCAGGATCTAAATAAGCGTCGTCTTTACCGGCGATAGACAGTAACTCCTCATCAGACATGCGTTCTAACTGCTTAGAAGTCGCATTTATTTGTATATGTACCTGCGCTTGCTGTTCAGGCGCGGCTAAACCATGCAATTTCACTAAACTGTCCACCGTGTTTTTCATCTCGGTGGCTGTCGCGGATGCTTGATAGGCATCCATGTACATCATGTGAGCGCTTGCATGAGTAAATTTCACTTCTTCACGCATTTGCTCTTTAAAATATTCAACTGCCGTCTGAACTTGTGGCAATTTTGCGGCTGAGTACGCAGAATCAGGGCTTGCGTAACCTGCACCCCTCCCAGCGGCGGCGATGGTCATACCAGAGCAAATCAACATGACCAGTTTTTCTTGCTGGACCGTTAATTTCCTATCTTCAAGCCCCATGTATGGGACATGCGCCTTAAATTCCACGGAGTTTGTTACAAAATTCTCAATGGATGTTGCTTCGCTGTTTTGCTGTGACATCTGCGCTCACGTTTTCGTCTAAGTAAACAAAGATTGGTGATCTATGCCCTTCGCCAACGGCTTTTAGATATTCGAGATACAAAGGAATATCTACATCTGGGCTTATCGCCTCGAAAATTTCCGCCGCTATAACGCCGTCGTAGACCAAAACTTCATGCTCCCCATCTCGTGTACCAGTTCCGAGGATCGCGCTCTCGAAACCGTCGATGGAAATCATTTCTTCGTATACATCTTCAGCCATTTTGCAATATTACCAACACTAATAATTATTCGCAATGG